TAGAATTTTTTTCAATGAAAACGAGGATGATTACATAGAGATCAATGCTGAATACATGCAGATGCTCTACATTTCCCCTAAGCCTCAAGCTTTACACTAAAACTAGGTAGCCTAAGGTATCACCTTGCTTACGATCGTGCGTTATAGAGCGATTGTGTGGGTTCTGTATAGCAATCAATCACTTAGCTAGAACTTTCTTTGCTCAAAGCATTCAAGGTGGTTAGTCACAAACATATTCTTCTTTACTTCCTCAAATAGTTTGCCATCAATACACTTTAGATCTTTGTCTGCAAAACTTCTTGGCTTAATCTGATTAATGTTTACCTCAACGCTAACAAATAGCATTATAAATATACACACTATACACATTAGCGTTAGCCATATTTCTTTATTCGTCATAATGATCCTGTATGCCATGGTCAAACTTAAAATCTTTGATGTCATCATCATCCTCAGTTGGATCTTCGTATAACTTTTGCAATCCTTTGAGTGGCTTCTTAACTTTCTTAGGTTCTAACTCGTCATCCATAATATCCTCCTAATAAAATATATGATTGTTAATAATAGTTCTTGGCTTCATACCCCATTGATTATCCATCTTAACATTATGAAAGTAACTAGCTCCCTTGCTACTGTCTTTGATTTGTTGTTGGATAATTTTTTGGGATAATTCTATAAATGGTTTGAGTGTTTTGTAAGGCGGGACATGCTTTGTCTTTTTAGTCCATTCAAACTGGTGTGGTTTGAAAGTCTCCGAGCATATATTCTTTTGGTCAAAGTCAGCTCTCCGATAAAGCACATACCCCACTGCCACTTGGCCAGAGATAGGTTCACCTCTGGCTTCATGGAACATGGTCAAACTCATACACATGACTGCTGCAATATCTAACATAAAGTTTCCTTCATTAGGTAGCTTTCATGGTTTTACTGATTAGTTTGTCTTGCAAAAAGTGCATAATTTGCGTAACAAGTAATCTTGCTTGTCATAGATAAGGACTAACACCATGTGGACAACTCCAGCAGCTACTGAAATGCGCTTTGGCTTCGAAGTTACAATGTACGTAATGAATAAATAAGCCAAGCATACAATGATAAGGCAATGCCTACGGAGATCTTTGTTGCTCTCCATATGCGTTGCCTTTTCTCTTTTGGTGACTCCATTGTCACCTCGTATTCATAGCCATTAAGCTCTTTAAATGATCGTGGGTAACGCCATTCAAAAGCATTGAAGTCTGTCTTAACTGGTTTCATTTGATTGTCCTTTCACTGTGTTGATGCGTGTGGCTTGTTTGCCTATGTATTGCATCTTAACTGTTATGGGTAAGCGATTTAGTGTTGGCTGATTAGCGTCTACTAATGCTTTAAGTTTCGATATCTTATCCTCTGGGTTTAAGCTAGAATTAACTAGCTGTTCAGACATTTGATCGAATTTTGCTTGCCATGTCAATACATCCGATACCTCTTGAGGGTCTTTTCCTGGAATATAGAAGGTATATTCCTTAGTTTGTGGCTTTTTTACAACACTGCCAGCTCTTTCTGTAGCTAGATTACCATCATCATCCTCTGGAGCTATGCCACAAGTAGCCATAAGGCTATATCTACGAGCATAAGTTAATGCTGAACCATATCCTTGAGGGTCTTGTTTAGCTGCGGGTACATGCAAGATACCACCAGATAAAATCTCACCTGATTCGTGTACCAGTATTGTTTCAATCTTAACGCCACTCTCACAATCATGCGTCTGTTGGATCAATGCAATACCATTGTTGTTGAGTGCATCAAGTACAGCTTCAATACATCCATCTAAAGACACATACTTAGATCTAAAGTGTGGATTCGTTGATGTCTTGAGTGCTGGTGCAAACTCTTTCTGTGCCTTGACAAAGGCTGTTGCGATAGTTTTCATACTTTTCTCCTGTTGTTGTAATTCATTCATAACTTCTGCTTCAAAACGATCTTGGTCATTATCTACCATGCTGCTCTCCTACCATCAATCTTGTACATGTCCATGGCTCGGTTAAGTACCATAGCATCTCTGCTATACCTAGCACCTGACTGATCGTGATCGTGGCATCTTTTAGCGTGTAACTTAATACGCCATTTCTTACGGATCTGAAAATGAGTTAATCTCTTAATCATATACGATCCTTGATTGAAAGTTTAGACTGACGAATGACGTAGGCTTCCTTAGCTGGCACAGTTTTTGCTGGCTGTGCTTTGTAAGAACGCATAGGCCATGATATTTTGTAACGACCCGCATTACATACTTCGTGATCTCTCATATGCTCCATGATGTTGATTTGCAAGCGATCAATCTGTGCTTCTAACTCCGCGATTTGCTCACGAATTGTGATGATCTTCTCAGCTTGGATCTCAACTTCGGGTAACTCAATCGTACTCTTTTCAGCACGATCAAACACACGACTGGCTTCAAAAGAGTTTTGTAAGTCATACCACTCAATCTCTTGATTAGTTTTGTACTTATTTAAACGCTCTTGAAAGTCCTCGACAGCATTGTGAATCATGTTGATGTGATCTTCATTAATAGGGTATAGGAAGATACGCAATGTTGTACCCTTGTATAACACACAAAGAGCGCCCCATGATGCTTTCATAATATCCATTTGGCCTTGAAGCTGGATCACACCACGATATGGCGCTGGCTCATTCTCGACTTCTTGAGCAGTAAGCTTGGCTTCTAAAATACCATAACCATCAAGCTTAATTGAATCATGCCCCATGACATAAATACCTTTGTCAATGTCAGTGTAGATTGTTGTGCCATTGCCAGACGCTGTGCCATCAAGGCTTGTAGCCAATGGGATGTCAGGATGAAAGTATGGTTTATCATGGGCTAGATCATCAATATCAACGCCAAGCCTTTTACAGCTTTCGGATAATATTAACTTCTCTGTAAGATTGCCCCATAACATAGGCTCTTGCTCTGTAAACTCATTAGCCTCCCCGTTAAGTGCATTAATTGAATACTTCAATTCATCATTAGGCGTTCGAAACTTACTGAAACCTAATAATGCTGGAAGCCTTGAGCATGACATCATGTCATCGGGCGTGACTTTTCCTACCATTTTATGTTTTCCTTGTCTTTGATATTGTTTAGATAATAAGATACGTTAGGCGCTGTCCACGTGCTTCCTGAGTACGTTTTAACACCTAGTTCATTGAGCTTCTTTGCGATGTTGCGACATGATGCTCGGCCACAATTTTCCATGGCCAAGTCAAACATAGGTTTGATCTTTAATGCGTAGGCTATCTTAACTTTGGCTTGTGCTTGACCGCCTTTGACAGCGATGACTCTCATCATCTCTCTAGGTGCGCCAAGTTTAACGCCTCTTGCTTTGGCGGCCATTAACGCATTGCGCGTATTGATTGAGATCTGCCGCCTTGTTTCCTCATTTAATACAGCTCTGATGTGAAGCTCAAAAATACTAGCTTCGGGCGTTTCCGCTATGGTAAGCGGCACCTTCTTTTCCAATAGCGATGACATCAATGCAACCGATCGCGTCAGCCTACATTGTTTGGCCACAAGTAAACGAGAACCATTCTCAATTTCCAATAATGCCAACGCCTTGAGCAGCTCGGGTCTATCATTATGAGAGCCGCTCTCAATATCGGTATATTCGGAAATGATTTCAGCGTTAATGCTGCGCGCGTAGGCGTAGCAAATAGTTCTTTGAGCTTCCAAACCTAGCCCGCTTTGACCTTGCTTATCAGTTGAAACCCTATAATATGCAATGAATTTCATGCTGACCTCCGCGCTTGATAAGCCATATAACTTATGGCATCTTTTATCTGTTCTATATTTCCGTCATGTTGAGATGATGCGATTGTGTTAATCGCTGATACGAGAGTAATTTGAAGATCAAAATATAATTCGTCAAACCTTGAATGATCTCCGAGTTTTGAATTTTTATTTTCGCTCATATTAAACCCGCCATTCTTGAAGCTTCAGACTTGCAACGCTCTACAGTTTGAGCGGGAAGGCCTCTCATGAATGAATAAGCCATTTCCACACACTCATTGGCCTTTTCATTGGTTGGCGCTGTGATTGCAAGCGCTAGGGCTTGCGTTAATAGTTCTATTTGCTGACGCTGTGATGTATACATGTTAATTACCTTTCATGGTTTAGTTAGTCTTTAAAAAATGCGTTGTTAGCCATTGCTTTAATGATTAATGTCTCGCTTTGAATAAAGTCTTTTGTGCTTTCATATTCACTAACGCTGTCATCAATATGATTTAAAATATACCAATAATCAGAATCATTAAAATATTGAATAGTTTTTGTAGATCTACAGCCGCCATTAAGCTTTAAACAAAACTCGTTATATGGTTCCTCATCTACGTGGTTTTTTAATTCCTCAATGCTTTGAATTGCTATCATTTTATTAACCTTTTATGGTTTCGGCCAAAATTAGCCCATAAGGGCGCTATTTAAACGCCCTTAAAGATAACTTTAGAATGCTAGTAATAGAATGAGCCAACAATAAAAACTTATTAACCCTAAAGCTAAATAACAAAAGTTCTTTAATAAATTAGTCATGATTAGCCCCTTAATTTAAAGATAATTGATGCGCTATATTCTCAATTTCAGAATATGGGATTGAATGACAGCCAACAGTTAAAACATCATTTTCAAATCTATTAACTGAATAATTGCCTAAATGAATAGAATGATGATCTTTAACATATGAAACGCCCTTTTCATGCCATGATTTAATCAAGCCCCAAAACTTAACAGCATGATCGACAGGAATGCGAGCGCCTTTTGTGGTTTGAATTTCATCATCCTTAATACGTAGCGCTGTGACTTCAAAATAATTACGCACATCTAAACCAGCGCGCCAATTTGTAAGCGCTTCCGCTTGATCCTTGATGCGGTTTTCTCTCTGGATTCTGAGTCTTTCCTGTTCTATTTTGTAGACTTCTACAGCTTTAATCTTAATCTTTTCAAGGTCTGGCGCTGTATATTCTAGTTTAAAAAACTGAGCATATTTAGTTAAGTTCTCATAGATGTCAAAAGCTTCAGCGTAATAAAAAGAAGCGCGAGTTCTTGCTCTATATGCTTTAGCTAATAAGTCTAAGGCTTTTTTCTCGCTTGTCTCTTTAATAAACTGATCGAAATCATTTTGGCCATATACTAAAGATGATAAGTTCATTTTAGGGATATTAAGATTAATCACATCATAATGACGTGTAGCGCCTCGCATAAAGTTCTGATGTTTGGCTGTTGAATTGCTATAACTAGCATTATTATAAATAACAGTATCGCGGCCAGCGGGTTCAGTTACTATTTGACCAATAACAGTTGAATAACTGTACAATTTGCCAAAATGACAGCTGAAAGAATTAGCGCTTTTATATACGCTAGAGTCTGGATCATTAGCCCAAATATGAGCAAGTTCTGAATTACTTGAATATTTCGTTTTCATTTTGTACCTTTCATGGTTTAAAAATATGTGTTGCAAGCGTTAATTTATAGATATCTCATAAACATGTCAATAGGTAATTGTAAAATAATTTGATATAATGCTTAAATGATTGAATCTAAATACAAAATCCCCGAACAGATCAAGCTAAAGACAGTTAAAAACGAGGATTTAAGAAAGTTCTGCGTTGTTCCAATTAAGGCATTCTTAAATAAAAAGCTCACAGGGGAGAATTTAAGAGTGTTGGCTGTATTAGCTAGCTATGCCAACAAGGGCGGCTTTTCTTTTGTGAGCTGTCTTACTATTGCTAAAGACTTAGGCTGTACATCTCAAAACATAAGTAAACATCTAAAGAAGTTAGAAAAGGCTGGCGCTATTGAATCATTCAATAACTACTTCCCAAAGCTCAAAGGGAACACAAGACGCATTATCTATGATGACAAAATAAAGAGAGAAGATGTCTCAGAGTATGACCTAAAGAACTCAGAGATTAGCGAGATATTAAAGACTAATAGAGTATTGAATGAAGTCAATGAGAATGATTCTCAATCGCATACAGTTTCACAATCAAGCAATCAAGGGGATGATGAGTTAACTAGCTTGTTTAATACTATAACAAGAGAGAGCGACTTACTCGAGGCCGAAAGGCTGTTATCTCAAGGACTAACACCTAAAGAAGTTATAACCCGCATGGCTCAAGGCTCTTAGAGCATCCCTCAAGAAGGCTAAAGGTTCCTTTAGCATCCTATGAAATCAATAGGGCTTCGATGACATCCCACATACTGTAGGCATTGCAAGCATTAGGCTATTTGAAACGCTTACCTATTACAATTCGGAAGGCACATGCTTACCCCCCACCATGTCTCATATACCGAGGGGTACCTCACACAAATTTTTCCTACTTTTTTAAGATGATTGACAACAGATATCGTATCACTATGGTATGTTTTAGCAGAAGCAAACCTTACCTACTGACTGCCTTTACAAATATATAGATTAAGTACAAACCAAACAAAAGGGTATCTAGTAGCTTATAGGTAATATAGAGGATCATGTGATAGAGTTCGTGCGAATAATAGACCTAACCCGATAATAAACAGTATTGTTTAAATTATCTTACTAATCCAGATGGATTGTAGCTTCTC